TTCCAAGTACCCAAAAATCTATAAATCCTGGCATGATAACTGGGCAACCCTGTCCACTTATTTCAAATATCCGGAGGCAGTAAGACGGCTGATTTATACCACAAATGCCATTGAAGGATTCAACCGCCAGCTCCGGAAAGTGACCAAAAGCAAGACGGTTTTTCCATCGGATGACAGCCTTTTGAAAATGCTGTATCTTGCGACTATGGACATTACCAAGAAATGGACAGGACACCGACAGGATTGGGGACAGATCCATTCCCAGCTTGAAATCTATTTTGAAGAGCGTCTGATTGGACACAACCTGTAAAAACAGCTTGTTTTAGGCAGGTTTTATTGACATGCCCAAAAACTCCTGTATAATGCAGATATGGGCAGAACCTGAAAAATCGGCTCTGCCCATTTGTAACTATTCATAAATCTTATATCAGTTTTTAACGTTTACACAAAACTTGAAACGGTCTCAAAAATATTATTTTTTATGGTCGTACAAATTATAATTAACGTTCAATCATGTAACCAACTATAGGATAATTACCTGTTTCCCCATATTGTGTACCCTTTTCTACTAAGCTGCCGTAGCGATATATGTTTCCATATCCAGTTCTATTTAAACTTGATTGTGCATTTATGGATATAGGCTTATCAAACAGTATAATTGTATCTCTATCATACTGTTCGCCACTATTAATAAAATCTACAAAATGATTGTAGAAAATAGTTAACAAATCATACATTGGAAGATTTAATTTTGGTACACTACTTCTATTTTCTTGTGTAAGTCTATCCTTATAATTTAAAAACTTGTCATTGATTGTTATACATTTTTTATACGCGTCAACTAAATCAGTCATCGTGACATTTGTTATAATTTGCTCATTATTATTCTGCTTTCCTATTATAAAATGAGTGTAGTATTGTTTTTCATTATATTGTATAAACAGGCTATTTTTTATATAAAAATAATCCTCATCTGATTCTTTAAATTCGTCAATTATTTTTATTGTTCCGCATTTACCTAATAATCTTTCAAACATTTTTATTACCTACCATTCATACTTACAATTATTACAGTGCCATTGATGTTTTACTTTTTGCGACATCAATCCGAAAAGAAATACCGAGCCTGCTTTTGAAGATGCAGAGATTCTTTGAATATTTGTCGAGCCACATGTTGGACATTTTGGAGTTGTATCTCTTGCTTTCTTCATCTCCTGCCACTTTATTTCAAAGTCTGCTAGTTTTAATTGAAATTCAATCGGATCTTTTTCTTTTAATTCATTCATTGCGAGAATTAAATCGTTGTTTTTTGTGACAGCCCATAATGTAAGATATTCATCATATGTAATTGCTTCAATTTCATACTTACATCCATCAAACTTACAATTATCTGTATCTATCGGATTTTCGTCTCCGCGCACAAATGCTGTGTCTCGGTTGTTTTCATAACATTTTTTACAAAAATAGCAACTATACATTGTATCACTCCGTTTCTTTTTTATTATATCATATGGTTTATTGGAAGTAAACAATATCGGTGCTTGTAAAATATAATAAAGAAACTGGATTTTCTTCTTTACCAACAAATATTTTTTCGTATTTTAGTTCTAAAAAAGCAGAAAGCGCAAAATCTGGAATAGAGAAATTATTTATTAGAGATAATGTCATAGACTTCTCAAAAACTACTCAGGATATTGACAAACTTATAGAATCAACAGGTGTTGCTGACGAAACCTTTGCAAAATTTATTTATGACGCTAAAGATTCCAATAAGGTATTCAAGTCATCTGGAGAGATGTTAAAATCGTACTCATCTTATCTTGGTAAAGTTGGTGCTAAAGCCGTAGCCGCAGAAGCAGGAACTATTGCTCTTAAGGTAGCAATGAAAGCCCTGTCTACTATTGGATGGACTCTTTTAATCTCCAGTATCACAAGCGCTATCACTGCTTTCGCTACATCTGAAGACAGATTGGCTGAAGCAGCACAGGAAGCTGGTCAGGCTTTTGCGTCTGATAAACAGAATATTGAAGATTATAAAACAAAGATATCTGATTTATACACTGTAATCAATGACGAAAACTCATCTTACGAACAAGTGACAGATGCAAGAAAACAGTTATTATCAATTCAAAATGATTTAATTGATAATTATGGCGACGAAAAAGACGCAATTGACATTGTGACAGATGCCATCAATGGTCAGGCTGATGCATTAGATAGACTTACAGCGTCTAAATGGCAAAGCACTGTTGACGACTTCAATAAGAGCGACGGATTCTGGAATAAATTTGTAGACAGCGCAAAGAATTCACTAGGACATTATAATAACAACTTCGAACGAATGATTGGAGAAATGGAAAATTCAACAATCAGCTTCGATATGGTAAATTATAATACTGACAATTTTAAGAAGTTTGAAGCACTGTTAAAATCATTATATGGCGTTGAAGGTGTAATATCTGGCTACGGAGAAAAAACATATACTATTAGTGGAAATCTTGATGATATATATGGAAAATTGCAAAATATCAAAGATCTTGCTAATTCATATGGAATAGAACAAACATCTGGTATATCCGATGCTTTAACTGAAGTAAACAGTAAGTTGGATGAATATCAGAGTTTATACGACCAGCATGTATTAAATGATGTTATATTCAAAAATTCTGACTACACAAATTATTTCAAAAGTATAAATGAAGCATATTCAAAATATGAAGAAGCTTTTAATTCTGGTGTTGATGAAGATATAGAAAAAGCTACGCAAGAATACGCAAGCATTGTATCTAATATCATTAACAGTATTAGTGATTCGGATGAGAACAAAGATGCTATTGTAGAGTATTTTAGCAGTATGTATCCTACGTTACAGGCTGAGGTTGACACATGGAATTTTAAGGCTAAAATAACTCCTTCTTTTGATACATATGATTCTGAAACTGATTCTAATATGAAGGAAGATTTGGCAAAATTTTCAAGTGCTGAAGATTTACTAAACTTTAAACCAGACGCATCTAACAATCAAGATAAAGTTGATGCATATGAGAGATTAAAAAGCATAGCCAAGAGAGACTTTCACAATAGTTTAGATGCTCTTGTAGACGCTGCAGTTGAGTTTTACGGACTAAAAACTCAAGCAACTCTTGATTTCTTAGATAGAATTGGAGCGAACAATGGAACTGGTGCTGGCTTTGGAAATACTCTTAGCAACTCAGAATCTCAGGTAAATCCTACAACTGCTGAAGAATGGTTTGATAAGTTATCAAACGACGAAAAGAATCTTGCCAATAGTCAGGCATTCGAGCAGGCTCTTGAACGTCAGAAAGAAAAACTTGATGGCGCAACATTATCTGCTAACGATTATGATAAGGCATTAGCAGATGTAATAGCTAGTCAGAAAAAAGTCAGTAAAGATAAAACCAAGTCAGAAATGATAGACACAATAAATGGCATGTCTGACGGTTTTGATATATTAGACAAGATATATGCTGATGTCAAAGACGGTGATGTGTTCGACTTTACTAACCTCGACTCAAAAAAATTCGAAGAAGCATTTAGCGGTCTTAAAGACGAATACACTGAATTTATCGAAAAAGTATCTTCTTCTCCTAACGATATAAAAGGTTGTCAAGATGCATTTAACAACTTGGTTACAGCATGGATTGAATCTAAAGGCATATTGGGCGAAATAACAGAAGATACAGCCAGTCTAACTGCTTCTATGTTAGAGAATATGGGAGTTGTCAATGCTGAAGAGGTAGTAAATTATCAGTTAGCAGCAAGTAGAGCTTATGCAGCTGAAACCGGAAAAGATTTAAATAATGCAACATTAGAAGAATTAACAGCTTTTGCACAAGAAGCAGATCTAACAGATGTAGCTAGAGCTTCTCTTGCTAATTATGTTATACAAAAAATTAAAGCAGCTAGTATAACAATTACTACGAGTGCTGATATTGCCAACATTACATCGTTATGTACTCAACTTGGAGTTGCAGGACGTGCACTAGAAGCATACGCTCGTCTAAAAGCTATTGCAATGGATACAAGTGGGAAGTATACAGATGGATATAAAGAATATGCTGCCACTTCAGCCGATCAGATTCTGCAAAATGCTGTTGTTAAGGCACAAGAAAAATACGTCCCACAAGTAAAATACAACGGTGCCGACACAACAAACAAAACTTCAAAATCAGGTTCTTCGTCGAAAAACTATGAGACAGAACTTAAGAAACAATTAGAATCAATCAAAACTGAATACGAAAAAGGTTCTATCACTCTTGATGAATACTATGAAAAATCACTTTCATTAATAAAACAGTATTATGACGAAGGCAAAATTGAAGCTTCAGACTTCTATGATAATAACAAATCTCTTCTTGACGATTATTTAAAATATCTGGAAATTGCATATAAACGTGGCAGTATGTCATATGGAGAATACTTCGCCAAGTATTTAAAGGCTGTACAAGATTGCTATGATAAAGGTGCAATATCAACAGAAGAATACTGGAACTATAACAAAGAACTCTTAGATGACTATGTTGATAGTGCCAAAAAGATTTTAGATAACTTATATGACCATAAGAGTATGCAAGCTGCTGGAGTTAGTGACTTAAAGCAATATCTTACTACCTGCTATGAAATGATTAAATCATTTTACGATCAGGGTAAAATAAGTGCATACGACTATTATAATTATCTAAGCGACTTTTATGACTATCAGATTAGTGTCTATGACAAGGTTATAGATGCTGTAACAAATAAACTTGATGACCAGATTGATGCATTAGAGAAACAAAAAGACCAAATTGAGAAAAATTATAAAGCTCAAATTGATGTTCTTGAAAAAGAAAAAGATGCATTGGAAGCAGGAAATGACGCAAGGAAAGATGCTATTGACTTGCAAAAAGCTTTATATGAAATGAACCGTGCGCAAAACCAGCGTACTGATTTAGTATATAAAGACGGTCAAATGGTATACGTAGCCGATCAACAAGGTATTAGAGATAAAAAAGATGAGCTTGACGACCTTGAATATCAGCGCAAGATAAAAGAGATTGAGAAACAGATTAGTTCATTAGAAAAAACAATGGATAGTCTTACAGACGGCATCGACCAACAGATTGAAGACTTAAATAATTACAAAGACCAATGGGAAGATGTTAAAAACAAATTTATTGAGCAGCAAAATGAACTTCTTGCAGAACAGATTATTGGTAAGGATTGGGAAATCGACATACAGAATATGCGTATGGAGGCTCTTGTTGAGTTTACAAACAAATATATAGCAATGCAACAGGCACAAGCAGATGCCGCTGTAGCCGCTGCAAACAAGATTGTTGAGGCTCAACGTAGTATAGCCGCAATGCAAAACACAACACCTACTACAATCTCTACTCCATCGACATCTAGTAGTTCAAGTGGCGGTTCTAAAGGAAACAATAAAAAAAATACCACATCTAAAAGTAATAATATTAAGGCTGAAGTAAGATCTGTTGTTTCGCCTGGATATAAAACATCGGGCGAAGCATCTTCAAAGATTTCTTCATATAATGGTAATGGAGTAATGAAGAAGAATGGTAAATGGTATGTATATAAAAAATATGCATCTGGTACAGACAATGCAGAAAAAGGCTGGCATATTGTTTCAGAAGATAATATTGGCGATGAGATTGTTATTGACAATAATGGCAACGCATTTATTCCACATGGAGAGCAATTATACAACTTTGATGGTGGCGAAAAAGTAATCAAAGCGTCTGAAACAAAAAAGATTTTAGATAATGAAGGAAATTATATTCCTTTATATTCCAAAGTTACTACTTCAGACAGCTTTAGCAATATTACAAATGCATTTGCAAATAGCCCTATGTACAACTCCAATAAAGTAAATGGTGTCTCAAGCATTTCAAAGTTTACACAAGCAAAAGCTTCAGAAAGAAGCGTATCGCTATCTATTGGCGATATTGTTGTACAAGGTGTGCAGGATGTAAATGGTCTTGTCAAAGCTGTAAAGCAAAGATTTCCAAATTCGCTTTTACAGGAATTAATGAAATAACTATATGGAGAGTGGTTGTTTAACACCACTCTCCTATTTTAATGGAGAAATAAAATGGCAGATATAACAAAAGAAGATATTGAGGCTGTTGATATACTTGCAAAAGAGATTGCAAAAGTTGTCAAACAGAATTCTCAAACTGCAGATTACAGTTTCACATCTGTAATTAAGGCGGTTAATGCAAACGGCACTTACACCGTGTTAGACAGAAATGGGATAGAAAGAGATGTGAAATGTGTAATACCTGGTCTTCCACTTTCTGTCGGTAAAAACGTATGGCTAAAAATGCCATGTGGTGATATAAAAAAACTTCATATATATGGTGTTGTATAAAAGAATAGAGGTGAAGAACAATTGGCAAAACCTATAATAACTAAAATAACTCCATTCGATGCTACGAACGCTTATACTGTTTCGTTGCTTTGGACTGGAAACAGACCAAAATCTAATAGAATTATTATAACGGATAATATAACTGGGTCTACAGTATTTGACGACACAGTAACAACATATGCACTACAACATACTATTCCGGCAGGTAAGCTTGTAAATGGAAGATATTATATGATACAGGCTATTATTACCGACGAAGATGGCAATGTCTCTGCGTTGTCTGATAAAAAGCTGTTCTACACTCTCACAACGCCAACTTTTATGTTTAACAACTTGCCAGAAGATAAATTAAAAAACGCCAGTTATGCAGCTTCAATAACTTATTATTCAGTTGAGCTTGAAGAATTGCAGAGTTATAAATTTTATCTATATGATTCGGTTAAAATTAAAATCCTTGAATCTGATATGCTAACAGATACTGTCAATGTTGGCTATACATATAAAGCATTGCAAAATAATACATCTTACTATGTACAGTGCATTGGATATACAAAAAACGGTTTGATATTAGATACTGGGTTACATTTGTTAAATGTATATTATGATAATCCAAGCATTTACTCTCGTGTATATGCAGAAAACATGCCGGACGTTGGTTGTGTAAGTATTAAATCACACTTCATACATATTAAAGCTTCTGGAGATGATAACTATGAGTATATTGACGACTATATTGATTTGACGTCCAAAAAATTAATATACAACCAAGGCTTTAAAATTGAAGGCGACTTTGCAATGAAATTAACTGGTAAAAAGTTATGGAAAAGTTCTGAAATTTTAAGAATGCGAAATGATTACAATAATGTTGTTGTAAGTTCATATATATACCCAGATAATATGCTACGTTTTAAACTTACTGTGGACAACGGGCTATGCAACTATATATTATACTCAGACGCATTATCTTTTGAACAGGTTGATGACGTTACTATATTTATAAAAAGAGTTAATAATATATATCTTATTAAAACTTTTATTCAGATAGGAAATAACAGTGGAGAAGAAAAAAGCAATATATGGTATGGATTACAGTATCCGTCCAGTGCGCAAAATTTAGATATATGGATTGATGATGATGGAACGTTATATAAGGTCGATAAAGACTCTTATTCTATTAGCGATGATTCTACTCAACCATCTAGCACAAATAAAGATGACTTATGGATTGGAGGCGAATAATCAATGTTTATATGCGGAAATAGTCTTATTGGTGGGTCTAATGCATGTTGTTTATCGCCAACCGGAGTGTCTGATATAACTTATGTCGAGCTTTCTAATGGCTTGTATGATACTTTATATATCACTAAAGATATAAACTTAGACGCAGACAGTCAATATCCTACTGACTGGGATTTTGACACAATTTTATATGCAAAGTTTAATGGAAACACATCTGCTGGCAACATATCTTGGAGTGCTGAAACAGTAACATCTGTTTTATTGAAATGTAGACAAACTGATTCATACAAATGGAAAACTTTATATGTAAAAGATGTAAGCTCTGCTACTTCTACATCTGATTATAATATAGACTTTAATGACTATCTTGCGAACGGAGAAACAGAATATGCTGTTGTGCCTGTGTATTACGGAACAGAGGGTGATTATAGCTCTGCTATAGTTGATGCTAAGTATAATAAGTTATTCTTAATTGAAAACGGAATTGTGTATTGCACTGAAATAACAGATGGATTCTGTGACACAGAAAGGAATATTGATACTGCAACACAGAATCTACTTAATTTTAAATATCCAATGTTTACGCGTAATTCACTTGCTAACTATGATTCAGGAACATGTTCTGGTAATTTTGTAACGGTTGATGATATTGATAACTGTACTCTTCAGTTAGATTCAAAGTATGATAGGAAACGTATAAAATATCAGAAAGAAGTAATGGATTTTATAACTGATGGCAAACCTAAAATTTTAAAATTACCAGACGGAAGAATGTGGATTATTAGAGTGTTAGGTAATCCAACAGATTCAGCTGAAGATACATATAACAATAGATATATATCATTTAACTGGGTTGAAGTTGCAGATGCTAGATCAGAGGAAGATATGTATTATTTAGGATTTTCAGATGTATCTGAGGAATGGTGGTGACGATTTATATGCCAAAAAACTTATTAGTAAGCAGTGAAGATATGTCTATTGTCCTGCCACAGTGTATATCAGCTTCACCACAAGCAATTAAACTGAGAATCGAGGTAATTAACAGTAGCAAAGATATTGTTGGTGTTATAGAAGGTATTGTTGAAGGTAATATGTCTATAGATGCAACATCTGATGTTAGAAGAACATGTAGTTTTTCTATAATGCCAACTTTCACACAAAAGATTAAATTAGATAAAAATAGTTTGATCTGGATAGATAGAGATATAAGAGTATTTGTATCGTTGTATAATGTAAGAACTCAAAAATATGTAGAATATCCACTTGGATGTTATGTATATACTGACACTTCTAGTTCGTATGATGCGACTACTAATCAGTTATCAATAAACTGCTCAGACTTTATGGTTAAGCTTGATGGTACTAAGAATGGTCAGTTAGGAGCTTTGAATACAAAATATCCTGCATATGAAGAAAATCCTGACACCGGAGAGGTTATAAAGTACAATATAATCAGAGATGCTGTTATTACTACTCTCACCACACTTGCAAGGATAAATAATTATTTGATAGACGATATTGGCGAATATAAGGCAATGCCACAATACAATAAAGAATGGGAATTATACAGGGCTAAGCACAAAGATACGTGGAATACAATACCATACGATCAGGAATTTGAATGTGGTTGTAATGTATTGGGGATATTAACAACATTTCGTGATTTATACCCTAATTATGAAATGTTTTTTGATATGCATGATAATACATTTGTATGTCAGATGATTCCGTCGTGCTATGATGATGATTTGTTTATTGACAATGATTTTATACAAAAAGTGCTTATAAGCGAAGACATGTCTGTTGATATGACGACAGTAAGAAATGTGTGTGAAGTATGGGGTGAAGTTTTTGAAACGGATTTCTTTACAGAAACATGCACTTATTCTAATAACATTTTTTCATGCAATGTAGATAAATTTGGGGATGCTTATTCATCTGGCGATATAGTTAGTATTAGGCTCCCATCTGTAAATCAGGCAAATCCAAAATTAAATATAAACGGTATTGGCGCCATATCAATTTATGATGAAAATACCGATACTCCAATAACAGAAAATCGTATTAAAGCAAATAATGTATACAGCTTTAAAATAAAGCGTACATATGAAAACCATGAAGTTGTTTTCTATGCATATCTATTAGGACAATGGCAGGTACATGCTATAAATGTTTTAAGCAATGGAACTGGAAGTAGCGAAATAGTTACAGCATCTGACGGTAGCAAATATACTTTATATAGTAAAGAATATTTCAAGAAATTTTACAACTGCGAACGTGTAGATTTTGAAATTATTCCAGACTCTCCTTTTGCAATTGAAAAGATTGGAGAAATACTTGATGTAAAATCAGATGGCGAATATGAAAATATAACATCAGACGACCTAGCAGCAGCTAGAGCAAAATATGAAAATTGGAAGAATTGTAGGCTAACAGATAATATAACTATTACCACTACTTTTCTTCCTTTTTTAGATGTTAATAAAAAAGTTTCTTATAAACCATCTAATTCTACAGAGGTAAATCAGTATATTATAAAAAACATTTCTCATGATTTTACATCATGCACAAGCACTATTGAAATGTGTCGTTTTTATCCATTATATACTGATTAATATAAATATGTTGGAAAGGAAAAATAGATGGAGACTAACAAAAAGAAATTTTTAGATATTATCGGGCTGTCTATGTTTAAGGATTGGCTTGATAAATATCATATAAATGATAAATCTGTGCATTTACCATCTGGCGGTACGGAAGGTCAGTTATTAAAGTACGGCGCAGGTAAACCGGAATGGGCTGACAATGAAAATATTGAAATAAGTTCTATATCAGAAAGCACATCTGACGGTGGCGAAAACATAATTACTTTTTCTGACGGAAAAACAATGACTGTAAAAAATGGCTCTAAGGGTAGTTCTGGTGTAACACCGACAATAAAAGCTGCGTCTGGTGCAAATATTGCATCCGTAGGAGTACCTTCTGTTACAGCCAGCACAAGTGGCACTATAACCACTTTCACTTTTAATAATCTTAAGGGTGAAAAAGGCGACGCTGGTACAAATGCCACTACTACTGCCGCTGCATCTACAACAGCAAATGGTTTGATGAGTTCAACCGATAAAACAAATTTAAATACAGTAATGTCTACCCTCGCACTTGCAACATGTTCAACCGCAAGAAACGTTACTGCTAAAGTTGCTACACTTGCAAATTTCGTGCTTAAGCCGGGTGCAACAATTGTTGTAAAATTTACAAGCACAACTACAACTAATCCATCTAGCGGCAATCTTACATTAAATGTAAATAACACAGGGGCTAAAGCTATAGCTTTTACGAGAAATGGCGCCATAGGCACTTTAAATTATTCAAGCGCAGGAGCTTTTTGTAATAATATAGCGCATATTTTTACATATAACGGAGCTTACTGGGTGTGCTCAAGCTACAATGCCGACAACAATACATGGACTGCATTTAAAGGATGTACGTCGTCAGCTAATGGTACTGCCGGATATTTACCTGCCCCGGCAAAAGGAAATCAAGATAAGTTTCTTAAGGGCGATGGTACTTGGGGAGAGCCAACAGTAGATGCTACCGGTATTACATATGACGATGAGCCAACTACAGGGCTATACACAAATATGACTTGGATTGGCGATTAAAAAGGAGGGAATTTCTATGGCGAGTTATTCGCATGAATTTAGTAATTTTCCTGACCAGTTAATTACAAGACATAATTTTAAAAACATAGATGACAATTCAGGTGTATCAAACCTTATTAATGAAATAAACTCATTAAGAGCTGCTGGCAAATACGATGAAGCAGCAAAATTGATAAGAACATCTAGTGATTTAATATCTCAGTACATAGTTGACTCTACAACGTTTAGAACGTGGGAAGAAGAAATATGGAATGGTCAGGTATTTGCAAAGCAAAAGCAACAGGTAATATTTGATGGCGACGATATTCCTGTCGGTGAGCTTGGCGATATCTGGATTGGAGCGTGATATATATGTTATGTAATCCTACAAGCTACTATCCAGATAAAATAGATGATATGACATTCTTTCAGGATGTGAATCTTGAGACATATCCTGTTATGAAGGAATATGAAAGAATAATTTCAAGCGGTAAATATGATGAGGCAAACGAATACATAAATCAGCAAAGTGGTATATATGGCTACTTCGCTGATTTTTTTAATTTAGTCGAAAACAGGATTTACACTTGGCAAAATTACTTATTAAGCAAGAAAAAGATTAATCCATTCACAGATTCTGATGATGAGCCTACAGAGCTTACAGAAGGTATGTATTGGATATAAATTTAGGAGGAAATTATTATGGCTGTAAATGAAGAAATTGTTACAGGTAAAAAGTTTAGAAGATTAATTGATGTTGCTACAAATAAATGGAGAAGATATAGTTTTTGGAATAAAGCTAAAGACACAGAATGCGAAGATGGTACCGATGTTGAAACTAAAGTTGGGGCAATTAAAGGTATTACTACTTCTACCAATGTTTCAGAAACAGGTTATGCTGCTGACGCAAAAACGGTCTCAGAGATAAACCAGAGTTTAACTGATATAGGCGAATGTGTGATTTTAGGGCAAACAAGTTCCACCAGCGAAAGCAACCAAATAGAATTACCAGATGATATTAATAATTATAAGTTATTAATATTAATGTATTTAAGTACTGACGGCGATATTTTGAATACAAATATTGTTCCAATTAAATATTTTAAGCAGACAAAATATAGAGTTATTGCTATTTGGACTAACACGAGCCTTGGAGCTTTCGCAAAGTATATTGACGATACACATATTAACTTATATGTGCGAACACGGTACTCTGCCGTATTAATAGGTGTCAAATAAAACATTATTAAGCCAATGTATATTCAATCACAGCTGTAACTTTAACAGCGTTAATACCTTTAATAATTAACTCAACTCCTTTTGACGATAAAACAACTTCACATCTTAAAGATGATTGAGGTGATAACACATAATATACACCATTTGATGCTTTATATGTTCCATATATATTAATCATGCAGTCAATATCACCGGATTTAATACCAGTATCAATTGTCATAGTTTGTAAGTTATCAGATTTTATAATATTATAAACGTGTCTATGAAGTTCTTTACCATTTAAAGAGCCTATAACAACATCTTGTGAAGTTGTATAAGTTAAACTCTGGTTTATCTTATTTTTAAACTATGATTTTCCAGAAATAAGCGCATTTTCAATCATAACAATTATTGAAAAGTTTTAAAAATATATTGACATAAGCATTTTTTAGATATAATGATCGGAAAAGTAATTTTTAAATATAATGTTTAAACCTTTGATATGACGGAGGATATATGAATAATAAAATAACACGATATAAGGTTTCATATCGTGGGTTAGATGCAAATAAATTGATTGATAATTGCGACTTACAGACAAGAACTCCGCATATCACAAATAGTGGATTTGTAAATGTAAAAGATTTATTAATGAGTAATCAGGATATGTTATCAAAACTAACGAAACAAAAACATAATAAATTTGTTAATATTAGAAAAATTGATTATGAAAATGACGTAAATAAAAATATCTGACAAAATACACAGCTAGATGTTAACATATATATGTATTTTAGTATGTAATTCTTGCTATCTAAGAAAAAATAATAACGACGAAAAAGTTTAATATGTATATATGTTAGTTTCTAGCCAGAGTTTAATTACTGCCAATTATCCCAAATAATAATGAATTGTTTAACGCATTATTATTTGATGTAATACTGAACATGTGATCATTTTCATATTGTATATCAATGTAATAAATATTGTATCCATCAAAATAATTACATCTTAAAGTGGCTCTTGAAGAAAATATAATTTGATCCATTGAAATTTCAGTTAATATTACATTGTCTTTAGTTGACAGATATATTTGAATTGTTTTATATTTTGAAAAATAATTTGATGTAGAAATTCCATTTGCATTTCCTACTTGCCCGCTATATAGAATTTCATTTTTCAAGTTATCTTTTATATTATCTAAACTCTGGCTATTTCCTTTTTTGTTCGTTATTTGTTAGTCTTTAAACTTTTTCGTCGTTCTTATTTTCTAAGAAAGGATTTCTAAATAATTATGGAAAAAATTAAATTTTTGAAAGATAGCATGTTATATACATGTGATCTAACTCCAATTAAGAATGGAGTATATAAAATAACCTCTGACACTCTTCCGGCAGAAAATGTTGTATTATCTGGTTTTGAAATTTTAAACGAGAATAATTTTTCTGTTATGTCAGACTGTAGTAATTTCACAACCAAATATAAAGAATCCGATGGCAACTCTATTTATGTTTCTACAGGTGAAATTTATGTGGAACCAGCAGTTCCTGATCCAGAACCTATTCCAGAACCAACTGAAGAGGAATTGGCTGCACAAAAACTTGCCGAATTCAATATAGAAAAAGAAAATAAAATTTATGAAATGAGAAGTGCTTGTGAAACTACTATTGAAAAAGGTATTACAACATCAGATGGTAAAAAGTATTCATACACAGTTCAAGACCAGTCCAATATTTTAAATGCAATGAATTTGGCAAAAGCAACAGGATTAGAAGTTCCTTATCATGCAGATGGAGAATCATGTTCTTTATATACATATGATGATATCGCATCTATTTATATACAAGAACAGATGAATCTTACAAAGAATCAAACATACTTTAATCAGTTAAAACTTTATATTGAGTCTGTAACCGATGTAAAAGATATTGATTTGATAAAAAATATTTATTATGGCACAGATTTAACTGGTAAGTATTTAGATAAATATAATGAGATTATGGTACAGAGTGAAAAAGTCATTCAGAAATTAGTTTCAACTAATTAATTGGAGATATATGAGAAAATTAATAAAGTATAGTATATTGTTTATAATCTATGGAGCTATATATTTTGTCATTGAATGTATATACAAATGTAAATTTACTGATTGGCGCATGTTTATATTAGCTGGCTTTATTGGAATTGCTATAGGACTAATAAACAACTTGTTTGAGATGAATACAGATTTCATATTGCAATGTTTTGTAGGTTCAATGATTGCCACTTTGTCTGAAGCTGTTGGTGGGTATTATTGGAATATAGAAAATAATTTAGGTATATGGAATTACTCTTCTCTTCCACTAAGTTTCGTTGGTGGTCAGATAAACTTGTTCTTTTCTTTGATATGGTTATTATTGTCTGGCATATGTATTATTTTAGATGACATTCTCCGTTGGAAACTTTACGAAGAAGAAAATCCAAAATATTATATACATGGTAAATTAGTTTTAAAAATTGAATAAAACTTTAGAGTTAGATTTTTAAAATCTAACTCTAAAGTTTTTACGATTTTAATAGTTATTACAAAGTTTTTTTTTGCGTTTGTGTGGATACTGATAGCTGTTGATATAACTACTGTGCCAGATTTGAGCATTTTACAATTATCTAACTCCGTTAAACTCTGGCTATAAAGAATATTTTATTCATATAATATATAACTCAATGTTATAATAAAGTTTTATTCAATTAAAAATTCTCTATTTTCTATGAAATAGCCAGAGTTTAACTAACTTAAAAAATCCAGCTAAAGGGACAAAAGGTATTCTAGTTAATGGCGGTTCGCCTTTATCCAGAGATTTTTTATTATGTTATACATTACAGTCTACGAATACCGCTTATTCGGGTGCATATATAAGCATTAATGGTATTACTGTTGCGCAATTAACAAGTCAGAGTGCAAATTGTAAACAAACAATCGTTGGGTCAGTTAGGGCATTTAAAGGGGATATAATTAGTATCACAATAAGTAATTTTGGTGGAGATGCTAGTGTATATGCGTATTGTTAATTATCTATAAATACATTTTCTAAGTAAAAGACACCAAAAATTACCAACTTCCATAGTAACAACTGTGCCATTCACAGTGCTTTTTTTAGTTAAATTTGTAATAGCAATATTAGAACCTCGTTT